CGCTCGATATCCATTACCTTTTCTGGAGTGAAGATATGTTTACTACCGTCGATATGTGAACGGAATTCTGCACCCTCCTCACGTAGTTTACGGATACCTGATAATGAGAACACCTGAAATCCGCCACTATCTGTCAGCATAGGACGGTCAAAGCCGTTGAACTTATGCAGTCCTCCGGCTTTTTCCAGTACGTCCAATCCCGGACGCAGATATAGATGATAGGTATTCCCTAATATGATTTGCGCCTTAATATCTTCTTTCAGTTCGGTTACATGCACACCTTTCACCGTTCCTACGGTACCTACCGGCATAAAGATAGGAGTTTCTATCTGCCCGTGATCGGTAGTTATCAATCCTGCACGCGCATTACTTTTACTGTCTGTATATTGTAAGTCGAATGTCATTCTGCTTTCTTTTCTTTCTTTACGGACAAGTCGATGGCATCGGCAACCTTCTCATTGGTCAGCGCAATGGCAAACACCTCTTTCACATCTTTCACGTAATGGAAAGTTAACCCTTTGAGGTATATTTCCTGTATCTCGTCAATATTCTTACGGTTCTCTTCACTTAGAATAATATTCTTGATGCCGGCACGTTTCGCAGCCAGAATCTTCTCCTTAATACCACCCACGGGAAGTACCTTGCCACGAAGTGTTATTTCTCCTGTCATAGCAAGATTTGCCTTCACTTTACGCTGGGTGAGGGCAGAGGCGAGAGAAGTGGCCATGGTGATACCTGCCGAGGGGCCGTCCTTAGGAATAGCACCTTCCGGCACATGTACGTGGATATTCCAATTATCAAAAATATCTTCATCCAGATTCAGCAAAGAAGCGTGTGCCTTGATATATTCCAAGGCCAGCATTGCAGACTCTTTCATGACATCACCCAGATTTCCGGTCAACGTCAGACGCCCACCTTTTCCGCGGCTCAAACTGGTTTCTACAAACAGGATTTCTCCCCCCACGGCGGTCCATGCTAACCCGGTCACTACACCAGCGTATTCATTGCCCTGATATTTATCACGGGTATACTCAGGTGCTCCGAGGAACTCATACAAATCTCCCGGTTTGATTTCCTGTTTGGCAAAGTAGCCATCCGTAGCATACTGGCGTGCCGATTTACGAAGTATTTTACCTATCTTCTTCTCTAATTCGCGTACACCACTTTCACGGGTATACGACTCGATAATAGCCTCCAGCGTATTCTTTGGTATTTTGATATCATTCTTCTTCATACCGTTGGCTTCCAGTTCTTTCGGAACCAGATGGCGACGGGCTATTTCAATCTTCTCTTCAGTGATATAACCACTTACCTCAATCAACTCCATACGATCGAGCAACGGTCCAGGGATAGTATTCAGATTATTTGCAGTAGCAATGAACATTACTTTAGATAAATCGTAATCTACATCTAGGAAATTATCATGGAATGTTGTATTCTGTTCCGGATCAAGCACCTCAAGCAAAGCAGAAGAAGGATCTCCCTGACGATCTGAACTCACCTTATCTATTTCATCCAGGATAAACACCGGATTGGATGAGCCAGCCTTGATCAGACTTTTGATAATACGTCCCGGCATAGCACCGATGTACGTCTTACGATGTCCACGTATCTCTGCTTCATCATGCACGCCACCCAATGACATACGGATATATTTCCGTTTGAGGGCAGCAGCGATAGAACGCCCCAAAGAGGTTTTACCTACTCCCGGAGGGCCATACAAACAGATAATAGGTGACTTCATATCACCTTTCAGCTTCAATACAGCCAAGTGCTCCAGAATACGTTCTTTCACCTTCTCCAAGCCATAATGATCTTTATTCAGAGTCTTCTCAGCATTGACTAAGTTCAGATTATCTGTAGTGTATATTCCCCACGGCAAACTTAGCATTGTTTGCAGATAATTGAGTTGCACACTATAATCAGGAGATTGTGGATGTGTACGTTCCAGTTTATCCACCTCTTTCATGAAAGTGTCTCTTACTTCCGCACTCCACTTAGTAGCGATTGCTTTACGGCGTAATTCTTCTATTTCCTGTTCCTGGCCACCACCACCCAATTCATCTTGAATGGTCTTAATCTGCTGTTGCAGGAAATATTCACGTTGTTGCTGGTCAATGTCTTCCCGTGCACGCATCTGTATGGACTCCTTGATTTCGGCAAGTTGCACTTCCCGATTCAGTATCTCCAACAAACGATAAGTACGTGCACGCAATGCATCAATACGCAGCAATTCAATCTTCTCATCTTTTTTCAGCGGAAGATTCGTGCAGATAAAATCCACCAAGAACATAGGATTCGTAATATTCTTGATGGCAAATGCAGAATCCTGCGGAAACATATCAGATGATTTGATATATCTTATAGTCAGATCCTTGCAAGCTTCCACCAATGCATGGAATTCCTTATCATTTTTGTCAGGAATATCTTCCCCCAATGCTTTTACGCGCCCTTTCAAATAAGGAGTTGTATCTACAATTTCTTCCAATTCCATACGTTTGACGCCTTGCAGAATAATAGTGGTAGTCTGATCAGGCATTTCCAGGATACGGATAATCTTACCTACCGTACCAATAGTATGCAAATCTTCCAACGAAGGCATCTCCGTTTCTGCTACCTTCTGGCAAACCACTCCGATATATGCACCTTTTTTTTCAGCTTCACGCACTAATTTCATGGAAGTCTTTCTCCCGACAGATACCGGCATAAATACACCTGGAAATAAAACCATATTCCGTAAAGGTAATATCGGAAGTATCTCATTCACTTCAATATCCATCAACTGTTCTTCATTCCCCTCAAAATCAGCAATCACTGAAAAAGTGTTTCCTTCTTCTCTTGCTTCCGTATCTTTTAGGTAAAGTCTTTTCTTCATTTCGTTCTTTTTAAGTTTATGTCATACTGACAGGGCTTATAAAGCGCCTGCAAAGTTAATCTATTCTTCATTAATATAAAGCACCTTTTCTATAAAAAGACAAAAACGGTGCCAAATTTGTCGTAATATTCCCGACTTTGTCTATTTTTGCTCTCTATTAACAACTACAATCTATGTCAAATCCTTATTTTCAGTTTAAACAATTTACTATATGGCACGATAAATGTGCCATGAAAGTAGGTACAGACGGAGTGCTGCTAGGCGCCTGGGCAGAGACAGAAAACTCGCAAAAAATCCTCGACATAGGAACTGGCACTGGATTGATAGCGATAATGTTAGCACAGCGATATCCATTGTCGCAAATCACGGCTATAGAAATAGATGAAGCTGCGGCAGCTCAGGCTAAGATGAATGTAGCCCGTTCTCCATGGATAAAACGAATACAAGTTATCTGTAACGATTTCAGTCTATTTCAGACCGAAAGTAAATATAATCTGATAGTTTCTAATCCACCATATTTTGTTGATGCATTGAACTGCCCTGACAAGCAACGCAATATGGCACGTCATACCTGTGAACTAAATTATGAGTTACTTTTTCGACGCTCGGCACATCTCCTTGAAAAGCAGGGGAGGGTATGTGTTATCATTCCTACCGAAGCAGAAAAGTTAGTAATTGACACAGCCTGGAAATACAAGTTGTACCCTTCGCGTTGTCTTCATGTCTTCACCAAACCGGATAAACCAAGCCGAAGAGTACTTATTTCATTCAGCCACGAAGAACATGAGTGCATAGAAGAGACTTTATGCATTGAGGTGGAACATCATCAATTCACACCGGAATACATTGCATTGACAAGAGATTTTTATTTAAAGATGTAGTTATATTACTTTGCACTTTTTTCGTAGAACAATAATCCAACTCTATCTATATGTGCTCCAATAGGAGTACTGATGTTTTTATTATAATCAATAACATCAACTTTATATAATAATCCCAAATCTTCTATTTGAATATTTATATCCATCAAGTCAACCAGCCTGCACGTCGCTTAAAAGAAGAAGATCGCGAGCTCATATCCCCTATGCTTACAATAATCAGTGATCGTTATCCCAAAGCTTATGCAGCATTGATGGAACTATATTCAAAGCGTACAATAAATAAAACATTCTTTGAATACTCTGTCGTTCATCGTTTTTGTCGCTGTAATTTTGGCGAATACGATCAATTTAGTCATGATATTGATTCCAATGGGCATTTCATTTTTGAGGAGGTGAAATGCCCTCTTCGTGGCGAGTGTCAATTAGAGGGAGTTGTTTGTAAACCTGAAATTGATACCAGTCTGACAGATAGAGAGATGGAGGTGTATCGACTAATTGTTGCAAACATTCGAACTGAAGACATAGCAGCGAAACTTTCCCTTTCCAAATTTACCATTATTCGGCATCGAGAAAATATAAAAGCTCGCCTGGGACTGCATGACATACCGGAAATGATAACTTATTGGCATGTCCACCATCTTAAATAGAAGAAGCGGTGTAAGGTTATCCAGGTTCGATTCCTGGCTCCGCACGATGATTTACTAACTTAATAAACAATACAATGAATATGATAGAAGAACGGGATAAAGCAATGAGGGAGCTTATTAAGCACGTTGAAGCAGTTTGTAAAGAGTATGATATTGCAATAATACTGAATGTATGTGTTGATCATGAAATTGAAAAAGGCACTATTATACAAAGCCTTGCACAATATGTATCTGGAAAAAGGAAAACACTAATACGTATGCTTGCAGGAGCAATTCTGCACTCGAAAGGTTTTAGAACATTATTGATTGATTCTTTTGAGCTTTCAGAAAAAATGTCTACAGGAGAACTTGCTTTGAAAAAGGAAAACATGAATTGAAAGAAAATACTCAGTAAAGGGTAGATTGTATAATTAATAATTTAATATGCCAGCTGAAAAGGACAGCTGTTGGGTCAGCCCCAGGTTAGGGTTTATAGTACCGGGGTGGTTCCCGGTACTTCTAAAAAGCTCGAAAGGAATTAATATGATACCAATAAAATTTAAAATGTGGGACACAGAACGGAAAGAGATGTTCACATCTCCACAATCTGTTGAGAGAGGAATGCGCAATTTATTAGGAATACCTGCTAAATCAGGTTTCTCCTCTGTTGATGTGCGCCCCCGACCGCAGAAATACATCCCATTAATGTGCACTGGTATGTCAGATAAAGACGGTGTATTGCTCTGGGAAGGTGATTACGTAGAATTTAAGTTTGACGAAAACGATGAGTTTGATATTGAGGGAGAAATCGTTTATGAGCCCGAAAATGCTTGTTTCTCTGTCAAATTTGAATCGTTTAGTGAATTTGTCCTTATGCCATTACTCGGACTAACACCGACAATCCGGACAACTGGGAAGAACGCATACGAACATAGTAAGTAACTTTATAACAATAAAGAAAGGAACAAAAGTATGATTTTTAACAAACAGCTTACAGAGAATATCACTCTCCTTTACGGTGAGTTGAATAATTGGAAATACGACGAGAATGATGTTCAGTACCCTATAATGTACTATCTCGTATTTAAGTTTTATGGATATGAATACGAAGCTTACTTTCCACACAAACGATTACAAGATGGTGATTCGGAACCTGCATCATTATCTGGTCATACGGAACTGTTTGATAGTTTCAACAAGAGGTTGGAAGATGGTGATTTTTTGAAGGAAATCAAACAGGCTTGTGCAGATATTTGGGATAATGAAAAAGATGAGGATGATTAACGTAATACAAATAAGATGGAAGCTAAATTTAAAATAGGAGAAATATTAATAATAACCAATGATCCCGATGAATCGAAAAGAGGTAAGGAAGTAACTGTCGTTGATACTTTCCATTTCGTCCGGAAATCGAAAGTGACTGAATCGGTGGTTGATCTATGGGAATATAAAGTGGAAGATGGGATAAAGCCAATAGGATGGATTCCTGAATACCATTTAGAAGCATTATCTAAATAAATAAAAATATGATTATAGTAAGAAGTGAGCAAGAAATTTTTGATTTGCTCAATCAATGTGCAGAAGCGGAAGAGACTGGTTCTTCCATTTATCCTGGTATGATTTACGAACAAGGCATCAAAGCTGCGATTGAATGGCTTGTTGGAGATATTGATAACCATCCAATTAATGAATAATAAGTATCGAAAGGAGCCATAAAATGGAATTAGAAAATAGTATTTTTCTTTTAGAAACCAAAAAGAGTAGGAAACATGGAGATACAACCTATTGCATTGGTGTACATTGGTTAGGAACTCCAAATATGGAGTTTATAATAGGAGAGACTGACAATGACCGGGAGTATGTAAAAGGAGATAAGGTCTCATATATTTATAATGCCGATTATGTAGATAATCTGCAAAACGCTTTAGATTGGCTGAACAGTGTTAAGTAACTAACGAAAAACAATAATATGTATAGCACAAGAATTTTTGAGCTTGCCATGAGCATTTGCTCTTATAAATTAGACCAGGTATTTTATGGAGAAGGGGCTACTGTTCGTCAAGTATATGGTCAGGTCCCGGTAGTACAGAAAGTCACCATCTCCGGAAAGAGAAAAACAGTCACCAAATGGAAATCGCTTCGTTGGAACGATGCCGGGCAATGCTTCTCCCTATATTCCACCCAACGTCAGCGGAATTACGATCTTCCCCTCCGGAGCGTCGAAGAACAACAGAAAATGAGTAAAGGCATGCGGCTGATGTATTTGGACGTCGATTCTCGTGGACTATTTTCAATTAATGATATTTCAATTAATGAACTTGAGTCATTACTGAGGATACTGCAGACTTTTCATAATCCGAACGCAGCGGCACAAGAATGTCTTTCTCATGATCTTTTCAAACGTCTACATTCGCAGTATCATAAATTGCAGCACAATGGACAGCCTTATCAAATACCGAATGGAGAACCTCGACTGGATCGACCAGTTCCTGGCGGTACTGGGACCAAATGAATTCCAGAGCTTTGAGAGTCGAGTTTTCAAAGCTCTGGATAAACTTCAGGTTGGGCGGTATTACGATATTATCTCCTCTGTTATTCCGTCCCAGCAGGAACTATTTATTAAGTTCTGTTGCTGTTATATCGAGCGACACCCGGAATACGAATTTAATGATGATTACACACAAATATGGAGGAAAGAAAGCTATGAACAATGGAAGATGGCAGCCGCACGAAGATCAGTTCGTAAGAGACAACGCTAATAAGATGACTCCAGAGCAGATGTCTGAAGTTCTGAATCGTTCACCTTTGGCCGTACAATTGTATATGCATCGGAAACATATTGTTGTTGGCCAGACAGTCAAAAGAAACCTGGTACAAGAGATGCTCCGGATTAAGTTCCGGCATCCGGAGAACTTTATGCCAACCCGCACTTTTTATCGTGAAGTTGGCATAAATCAAATGCGTTGGTGGGATATTTTTCACGGACGCAAAAATATTAATCAACAAGAGTATCTCGCGCTATCCAACTACTTTGGAATTACCTTAGAAGAAGCCTTTGCAGCGCGTCAACTCTGTATATTTGAAGAAGAAAGCAATGATTGACGAAGAATTAAAACAGCGTATTAAGGAGGCAAACGAAATAGTCGATGTTATTGGCCAGTTCGTTTCTCTACGTAAAAAAGGCATTAATTATTTGGGGATATGTCCCTTTCATCCGGATAAACACCCTTCTATGGTCGTCAGTCCCTCAAGGCAAACTTATAAATGTTTTGTCTGCGGCAAAGGTGGAGATGTTCTTCAGTTTGTTCAGGATCATGAGGGGATGTCCTTCAATGAAGCTCTTACCTGGCTGGCCCATCGTGTCGGAATAGAGCTTCAACAGCGTGTCATGACAGATGATGAGATGGCTAAAGCTAAGGAACGTGAGTCGCAGCGCATTGCTTTGAAAGGAGCAACAGCCTTTTTTCAGAAACATCTTCCGGATGCGCAATCCTACCTTTACTCACGTGGGTATAAACTTGACAATGGAATACTGCAGGATTTTAAAATCGGTTATGCCCCGGAAGGCAATATTGCCAAAAAAGAACTTCTTGAAGCTGGCTTTACCCAGCAGAGACTTCTCGAAGTTGGCGTTCTGGGCGAATCGGAGAAAGGGTTTATCTACGATGTCTTTCGTGATCGCATCATGTTCCCGTTCTTTGACCTGAAAGGAAACATTGTCGGATATTCTGGCCGTTATATTACTCCCCAGGAAAAAAGTGGGAAATACATTAATACAGGGGATACCCCTCTTTTCAAAAAAGGACTTCACTTATTCGGACTGTACCAGGCACGTGATGCTATCTCTCGATATGACAATGTTTATCTGGTTGAAGGCCAGTTCGATGTTCTTTCCATGCACGATGTAGGTGTTCGCAATACTATTGCCGGCAGCGGTACTGCCTTAACTCCTGAACAAATCCAGCTCATCGGACGCTTTACCAAGAAAGTCACTCTGATATATGATTCTGATACTGCAGGAATCAATGCTTCTCTTAAAAATTGCGAGGCATTGCTTGCTGCAGGTTTCCAGGTGAGTGCTGTTCCTCTTCCTAATGGGCAAGATCCGGATGATCTTGCAAGGGAGAAGAAAACAGATACCGGGAAGTGGATCATGAACCATCAAATGCATTTTGTCCGCTACTTTGCCCCATTATTGCGTGGTGATAATCCGGTAGAGGACCCGAATAAAGAAGAAGAGGCCATGCAAACCCTCTGTGAACTTGTTTCGGTAATTCCTTCAGAAACCCTCCGTCTTAAATGTATTGAAGCAATAGCCAACCTTTTTGACACCAATACTGAAGTGATCCAACGAAAGGTAAATGAGACTTTACGTAAAAAGAAGACAGCTTCGATCAAAGAAAAAGACCTGATGCAGCCTGGCATATATGGTATTGAAATGCTTTCAGAAACTCGCTCCGGAAACGAACCTTGCATTCTTACTTCAGATTATCAGGAATTTCTCACTTTATATGGAGACGAACCTATAGTATATGTTCATGGCATTCCGGGAATGAACGATATCCAATTACTCCGTCAAGCCGGCCAAATGTTTACTACAGATAGTGATGGCCTTACAATTTCTAAAGATGGGACAGAAGCCGATTATTTGGCTGCATTAGCTACAATGTTTCGGGAGGTATATCCAACATCACTGTGACGGTTGAAAGGACAGCGGAACCCGACGATGAAGACGAGATTATAGATGACGAAGACCTGGAAGATGAAGATAATGTGATCGAGGCCTATAACTTTGCAAAATTTTATGTCTATCAGCATAAGCTATTCTTCAAAAATTTTATAGGAGAGCGTTCGCCTTATATTGAACGTTGTGCCGAGATTATAAGCTATGCTGATGATTCTGTACGTATAATCAATTACTCATACTTCTGTGGCTGTTTAGGGCTGATAAAACAGGCTCTGACTGAAATTCTAAAGCCATATCTGGCCAAGCGCAAATCTCGTATGGCCATCAATGCTCAGCGTACAGATGATGACTATGTAGAGGAGAGCTATGATCCTGATGAACTTCCCCGATATGTCCAGGACAATCCGGAATACATGCAGATGTTTAATCAATGTAATTTCTATCCAAAGCTGAATAAGCAGGGAGAACCGGTCTGTTACCTTTTTAAGCAAGAAAAATCAGGTCATACGATGGTAGGCGACTTTTTTATGACTCCTTTGCTACACATTTATTCTGATAACGACGAAGATAACAAGCGTGTCATTAAAATAAATCGACGCTACTACAAAACCCCTCTTTACATAGAGGTTCCCTCCAAAGCTCTTGTTAAGAAGAGCACCATTGAGGAAAAACTAATCATGTTGGAAGCTGTCAATTTCACCAACGGTGAAGAGAAGCATTGGACCAAGATTCGCGAATATATGAGCCGTCACTATGTGAAGTGTACCGAAGTTGTTACTTATGGTAATCAGCAAGAAGACGGTTTTTCTCGCCGCGAGGATCAGCAATTTTTCGCTTTTGCCAATGGTATCTTCCATATAGTCGATGGTCTTGCTCGCTTTGATCCCGTTAATGAGCTCGGAGTCGTCACTCACCATAAGGAGAACTATTATTTGCCGGCATTTTCTACAATTTACGCAGGTTCTGGCCGGAAAACTGATAAATACGAGCTTATTTCTCAACTTGTATATAAAGAAATTCCTGCAGATAAAAGATGCTCATTTGAAGAGTGGGCTTCCCTGATGGATCGCGTATATAAGATTAATGACAATGGAAAATGGGCTCTTATTTATGCTATAATGTGTGCTTTCCGAAGCAATATTCACTGTATCGACCGTCTTTTTACCGCTCCCTTTTTTATGGGGCCTATGTCATCGGGAAAAACACAAATAGCGATATCCATCCGCTCCTTGTTCATTTCCCCTAATATTTCTATATTTAATCTGAATACCGGAACTCTGCCAGCTCTCTCTTCATTGCTTTCTTCTTTTAGGGATGTTCCTGTCGTTCTTGACGAGTATAACAATAAGGATATCAATGACCAGATGTTCCAATATCTAAAACAGTCTGTTTATGATGGAGAAGGCCGTCAGAAAAGGAAAGCAAATCAGGGTAAAGATATAGAAATAGAAAAGGTTTTTGCACCGGTAGTTATCTGTGGGCAGGAAACGCCTCAGAGAGACGACAATGCTCTTATGTCCCGTATCATTGTTTGTGAGGTTCCCAAAGCAAAGAATCGCACACCGGAAGAGATTGAGCTTTTCAATAAGCTGAAGGAGATTGAGGATCCATCAAAGAGGGGCCTTTCGAATGTACTTTTCGAGGTTCTTCAGCTGCGTCCCTTGGTTATGCAACATTTCCGGATGCTTAAGCAAAAAGCTTATGATGAACTGAAGAAGGAGCTGATGAATTCCGGAGAGATCGATCGTCTAATGAAAACGGCTTCATTATTTTTAGCAACATGTAATCTAATTGAAAATTATACAGATATGAAATTACCATTCACTTACAAAGATTTTTTCAAAATCGCATGCAACAAGATTAAGTTCCAGGTTGAACTGATTTCTAAAACCGACAAGCTGGCCAGCTTCTTCAAAGCAATGGATGTTATGATCGATTCCAAGGCAATAAAGGAAGGCCGGGATTTTGCCATCGACACGCCGGAACGGTTTACGATCAAACTTCCTGGAGGGGAGAAAAGGGAAATACCTATTCCTGCAGGAACTCGCGTATTGTTTCTACGTCTCAGCACCATTTATACGCAATACGCTCGATCATCGTACAACCAGGAAGATTCGACTCAATCTACCATCGAGCAGAACCTACGTTCGCATCCCAGTTACATTGGATTGGTGCATGCCCGCCGCTTTAATTGGTATGATGTAGTCGAAGTTCCACGCGGTGGCTTTGAGGAGAATATTCCCAATGAAACAGGCATACCTATTAAACTGAATAATGATATGGTTCGTAAGATGGAAAAGAGAAGTACTAATTCAAGCTGTATAGCTATCAATTACGAACTTTTCAGAGAACTGTATGATATTGACTTGCAGCGCAATCCGGAGGAGGATATCCCGACTGCTAATCCGGACAATGATCCTTTGGGAGTTGCTGATGCACCTCAACCCCTTGTTCTTTAGTGAGACAAATTCTATTCTAAACTCTCAAGCAATTATTCCCGGTGGCCACCCCATTGGGAATAATTGCTTTTTATATTCTGATTTGCGGACATTTCGTCGAATTCATCTAAACCAATGTTATACTATCTATCTTTCTCAAATCCCCCGGACCCCCTGAAACAAAAAAGAAAGCAAAGGAGGCAAAGTTTTGAAAAGAAAACTTTTCAGAAATACCGTCCAACAGTCCAACCGTCCAACAAGGAAAAACATTTTAAAATGTAACTCCCTGTTGTATAGTAGTATATATTTTCTTTTTAATTATATATATATACTACATAGGTGTTGTTTTGTAGGACGCTGTTGGACGTGTTGGATTGACCGTTTTCAACCATCCAACATTCGGCATCCAACAAAAAAGAGAAATAACGCAGTTTGTTGGACGTGTTGGACGCCATCCAACAGTATTTTCCTAATAGTAAATTTTGCTAACTCAATAATAATCAGTAACTTTATATATGAATCCCCTCCTTTGTTGGACGGTTGGACGGTTGGAAGCAAAAATAACAAAAACTATTTCAAAAATATTTCTTAGAGGAAAAAGCTATGATTACAACGAGCATTATGATTACACCTTACCTTGCTGAATATCTGCGTGGAAAATATAATAATGGCGCAGATGAACCCATTAGAATTCCTGACAATACAGATTTGTATCACGTTATTTGGACCCTAATGGCCCGTCGTCATCAGAATCAATCTCCGGTGGACAATGGCAATCTTACTATTGTTCTCCCAGACAGGCGGATAGGGAAGGACCCACAGGTCTATAACTACCTTTCTCCACGAGCTGCCAAGGTCATAGAGAATGAAGTGCGCCGTATGTTCAACCGTGATCTTCACACCGCTATGGATGAGAATGACTTGAACGGTCATGAGCTTAACAACCTCGATATCGTTCATAAATTCCTGTGTTCCTACTGTATTGACAGCATTACTGAAGATGCCTTGCTAAAAAACTTCTATCGGTGGCGGGAAAACATTCGGAAAAGAAAAAGACGTCGAGAGTATAAAAAGAAGTTAAAAAGGGGATAAAAAATCACCTACCGAACTATGCATTTTGTCCCAAAATGGCGGACAAAATGTCCTATGTGTGGCGAACTTATTGAATATCAAATAAATATAATCATTATGAGAGAATTATCCATCCAACTCAATGTATATCCTATCGCCAAGATGCGTCAGGATATCTATCGTTTCATTGCCGATGAATTTACTTTTTCGCCGGTACCGGAAGATTCCGAAGCCGGCAGGTGCTACAATTGTAATAAAGAGATTACAGTCGATCTTCCACCAGCTGACGTTATCTGTGATTTTTCTTCGGGCAAGTTTGCCATTATAGAATTTCGGGATACCCGGTACCGGAAGTTCAGTATTGGAGATAATAAGATACCAGCCATCGTATCCATTTCTCCGAATCTTAACTCCGCTACGCTGAAAATTGAGTGTAAAATGCTCAAATCGCCTCTCCTGTAGCGTCCTTCACCCCCTTCTGCAAGCTGCTTATCTTCGCTGAAAAGATATGCAATGAACAGAACTTTTCTCCGACAGCTTCTTCTATCAAACACTCAACAGCTTCTCATCTCGGCAGAAGGCTTCACTTCTGCCATGATGGATGCTTTCCCTTTGATAGCAAATGACACACCCACACCATCGGCTTTCTTCTTCGATGATGATCCGCCTACATATAAAGACTTGGCAGATAAAGCCCTTGCTAAAATCCAGCAACAACTGCATGCACTTTCCGAGTTCCAAGAAGTAACCCTTACCAGTGATTTTTCTTCCAATGAACTTCCTGAAGGTAGTATCGCCTACCATCGTATCTGGGGTTTTATCACTGCTGATAGTCGTTGGTATTTCTCTTCCAAGCAATTTGAACGGGATATCCTGGATGCTGAAGCTAATCCGGCTATTTCTTGCCACTTCATTCACGCTAACTCGCCAGGTGGTGAAGCCTGGTATCTTGATAGACTCAGCGAGACCATGCGTTCGTTGAATAAGCCCATCATAACCCTTGTAGAGCAATGCGATTGCTCTGCCTGTTATTACATCACTTGCCATTCCAATGTTATTGCCGCACTTACAGCCAACGAAGTAATTGGTTGTATAGGTACAATGGTCGAGACCTATGACTTTAGCGGCTATTATGAGAAGCTCGGCATTAAAATCATTAGGCAAACCGCTGATAAATCAGACCTCAAGAATAAGAAGTACAACGACATGCGTGCTGGAAAACCAGAGCAATATGTCAAAGATGTGCTGAACCCGCTCACTGAGCAGTTCCTGAACGAAGTTCGTACAAGCCGTCCGGAACTGGGTGAGCTCCCGGAAGACGATCCTGTCTTCCGGGGCGAGACCTTCGATACAGCTCATGCCATCGAAAAGAAACTCATTGATGGATCCATGACCTTCTTCGAAGCCGTTGCCAGCGCTGTAGACCTTGGCCGGAACTACACCAACTTGGAAACAATCAAAAAGAACGCTCTCAACTATTTATAACTTAATTTTTTCATTCACATGAATATTAAAGAAAGAATTCAGACCGTCCTGCAGAAATTGAAGCTGCTGGACAAAGCAAAAGCCAATCAGCTGACTGACGAAGAATGGAAACAGATTGTTGACTCTTATCAGAAAGAGTATCAATCAACTCTTCAGGATGACTTAGCCGCCGACATGGCAGCTCATGCTGCTACAAATACTCCTATCACTCAAGAGCAGATGGATCAGGTACAAGGCATTTTGGATAGTATTGTTAATCCAAGCCAGAATGCAACTCAAGATGGAGAAGAAAAGCCGGTAGTGCAGACTACTCAAACTCCGGCAACCGGTACCGACATTGTACAACTTGCTCAAGCCGTACAAGGCTTGGTCAACACGATGCAAAATAGTGCCACTGAAGACCGTCCCATTCAGACGGTAACCGCTACCACTACCAGTTTCACTGGTCCTGCAGATCGCACGAAGTTCTTGTTTGGCATCGAAAATTCTATGTTTTCCATGACCGATCGTTGGAACCGTATTGCCGCTAACCCGGCAGCGGCATCTTCATTCGGTGCCTGGGACGAAGAAACAGAAGGTGTTTCCTTCCGTAAGCAAGCCGTAGCCTTTTCCCGTTCCTTGCAAAAACGCTATGCCTATTTGCACGCCAATGGCATGCTCGATGCCAAGAAATTGGCTGCCGGTGAATTTGGAACTAATTACGAAGGCGTTAATACTGCCGGAGTCGGTAACCAATTTGTAGTTCTCCGCCAAGATGCCTTGATTGCTCGTGTTCTCACGAAACGTGATCTCACTCAGTACTTCCCGGTACGCTACGGCATTCAGGATCATGACCTCGTATTCAACGCTTTCTTCTCTGAAGTTTCCCAGGCCTACCAGCAAGGTGAAATCTGGAAGGGTGACATGAAGCTCGAAAACGAGATGGGACATGTTGATGACGCTATGATCAAGCTCAAGTTTGGTCCAATGAAGGAACTGGAGCGCATGTACATCGGCTACTTAAACAAAGAGGGTTCTGATCCGATCAAGTGGAACATGATCGAGTTCTGTATTCTGAACTCATTGGAAACCGCCCAAGTTGAGCAAAACAAACGCCGTATGCGTGGTATCTATGTAAAACCGGAGACAGGCGTTGCAGGTAGCTATCTGAATGCTTCTACAGGTGTTATCTACACATTACTCCGCTACATTCATGAGTTTAAGATTCTTCCTCATGATGATGAAGCTTATCGTGGATATACCGATGCCGATATGTTGGATGCCGTTCAGGATTTTGTTGCCGACATCACTACTTCCTGCACGGAAGATATGGACATTGACAACCATGTTCTGTACCTGAACAAAACCCATCAGCCTTGGTGGATCAAGAACGTTCGTGCCAAATATGGTAAGGATATCGACTTCACCGGACCGGACAGTTATAAGTATGTTGTTCCTGATACGAACGTACACATCATTTGGCTTCCATATCTTGGCCAGCTTCCTCTCATGTTTATGGATGTGCCCGGAAACATTCAGTTCCTGGAATACGTACCGGGTGAAATGCTGTCTATCAAGGTTAAAGAAGACATGGAACTTGTAAAAGCCTGGTCTACTTGGAAAGAAGGTTGCTCAGCTTCATTTACCGGCCGTCGTTTCGACAGCCTGGATAAACTTAAGGCAAACAACTACGAATGGCAGCAAATCTTCATGAATAAACCTGCTGTTGACATGGAAGCCGATGCCACCACCGTAGATGCTTCCAAAGGTTTCTGGCAAATCACTGTAGCCAATACTGCAGCCAAAGCCATTACCGATATCACTAATGCCAAAGCCGGTGTCGCTTATATCATCGAGTGTGGATCAACCGAAAATGCAACCACCATTGCTAAAGCCGGTAAGTTTGCCGATATCACAGAAGCATATACACCTACTAAGGTCGGTGACTACATTATGTTAATCTTGAACAGCAAAGGAAACTTCTTGGAACTCGAACGCCAGATAGCCGGTGTCCGCAAAGTCAACGCCGCACTGCAGCCTAACATTCCAGGTGTAAGATAACCTTTGTTAGTCTGGTAATTAATCGTTTTTAGGTGACAGGGGCGGGTTATTGGCCCGCCCTTTTCTTTTTAACCCATCATTTTATTTAATATGAAAGCAAAGAAAATTTCAAATCCTTTTCGTAAAGGAAACCAAGCGGCTCGCAAAATGCAGCTCCGCTTCTTTCTCTCACTGATGACATTGATCGCATTCGCCTTCGTTATAGGAATGTTTCTGGATCCGTCATCTTCTCCCTTCTGTCTCTCTGGTTTCGCCGGCACTTCATTCGCCGCCATGATGGCCATCGGTGACGTTGGAGATGTCTCCGACCGACAAACTCATGGCTCGAATATAGCATATAAGGTCTATTTGATTGAAATCTCCCAAATCAACCCAGATGTAACTTTTCCGAAGCCTAATGTAAATAGGGAAATAGGTACTTTACCTATGAAGACCGGACAATATATGAAGTATTTTGAGGCCCATGATATACCTACATATACATCAACGGGTGAAAAAGGTGATATCACCACCAGTGGAGAGAATAATTTCGTAATGATTATGGGAGGTATGCGCGACCAACTTCTCACTTTTATTGAAGAACATGCCGGTGGCAAATTCATTGTCATATTCAAAGAAGTAGGAGAGGAGCAATGGTATATTCTCGGCAATTATGATCGACCAATGGTACTGTCTTCTTATGAGTCCAAAAATGATAAAGATGGCCGCTATGTAACTTTCACATTCAAACGTACCAGCATAGATCAATATTACAAGTACGCTGGCGATATTATCCGTGTTCCTGCAGCCAAGCATGCGGCTGACTCAGCAACCTTGGCGATATCTCCTCAGAACAACCGGTACGAAATCCCGAACGGATCCGCAGCGACTTATGCCATCAATGCGATATCAGGCCTCACAGCCAATGATAAAGGTCGCTACATAACTCTTGAAGGTACCGGTACTGACAAAGCTGCCACTATTGCCGATGGTACAGCCTTCACTCTCGAAGATGGTGCCACCTGGACGGCCAAGGCCGGTTCCTCCATCACATTCCGAGTTATGGACCCGGCTACACTCGTAGAAGTCCAAGGAACGCGTGTTCAGACAGCTTAATCATCATTAACAGGCTAACCGACTGATAAAATTCAGTTGAGTTAGCTTGTTTCAAATCCAACAAGCTATGTATAATTTCAAAGAAAAGAAACTTCATTTTAATGCCCTCCGCAATCCGGATGCTGCAGTATATGACCTTGAACTGTTGCGACAAGTTCGTCCCTGGCTTCCTCAACTGAGAACTTATACTCGCGATCCGAAAAGATATGCGAGTGAAATCCTCTATTCTCTCCTGGATCTGACGACTCGAGAAAGCATTCGTGCCTTTCGTCGTAAAAAGTTAGATGAGCTGAAAGCTGCTACTGAAGTTCCTGGTACCGCTACTGGGAATACACCTTCAGACGAAATCACCGCTACAGATGGTGATACTTCAACTTCTGATGAGACTGCCGGTATCGATGCCGGGAATACTCCTTCAGATGAAACCACCACTACAGATAGTGATACTTCAGCCTCTGACGAGACTATCGGTACCACTGACGAAAACACTCCAGAATTGGCGAAAATAGAAGCCTTGGAACAATCCCTTGAGGAAGCCGAAGAAAGAGCAGAAGAGGCCGAGCAACGTGCCGAAGAAGCGGAAGAGGCTCAGGAAGAAGCTGAAACTCGCGCTGAAGAAGCCGAACAAGCCCTGGATACCGAGAAAAAAAAAGAGCAGCCCAAAGCAACTCCAGCAAAGTCCAAAAGCACGAGGAGTACCCGCAAATCGACTGGGACAACCTCTTCGATCCGCAAGTCCAAATAGCCACACTCATCTACAACGATCGTGTGGTCACTTGGAAACAAATGAAGCAGCTCGACGAAAGCCTGGATAAGAAACCGGTCAAACGTGACATCATGGACATGGTGGAACTCCGGATCCGAAACTTGCAGGCTTTCGATGAGCTGCAATCGTTCAACGACACTGGGAAGTTCCTCTACATTCATCCGCTCATAACTCATCAGTCAGAGAGAGCGCAACTAACGAAGTTACTGAAGACGGATCCGCACGAGTTTCTACGCTTGCACAAGAATGTAGCGGATAACATCCGCAGATACGAATCTTACCTGAAGCGAGCCGATCGGCAGACTCGGCGCTCTCAGGACAAAGAGAACCTCCGCCGCCATCGTGAACGTGAGGCCCTATTCAAAGCAATATTGCAAGATTTTAATTCAAAAGACTAAAATGGAAAAGCTAATAGAAGTATTTAATTTGGGTGGTTTACCGACCGCCCCGCTGGATTCATTCTTGGAGCTTCAGGAAGACTTTAAGAAGTCGGATCCTGATAAGTTATCGAAACTGCAGATGCTCATCATCACTCGTGGTTTCAAGTACGCATTCAAAGCTTGGAAAGATCCTGACGGAAAACTCTGGATCATCGATGCCCATCAACGCCGCAAAGCACTGATCGCACTCCGGAAGGCTGGCTTTACCATCCCCGATATTCCTTACGAACCCATATTCGCCGCAGACAAAAAAGAAGCCGTCGAAGAGATTGCCGCCTACAACTCCGAATTCGCCACTAAGAATCCGGACACCCTCTTATTCAAGAAGTACAATATAGACTCCGACACCCTCCAACGCTTCAACCTCGGATACGAAGTCAAAGCCACTGACTTTGGCCAGCTATCCCCATTGTTTCCCCAGGAGCATGAATCCGATGCAGTAAGTGAAGATGAAGTCGACTTCGACATTCCTGCAGCTGAAGATACCACCGCAATTGTAGCTCAACCAGGTGATATCTGGTTACTTGGCAACCATCGCCTGATGTGTGGCGATTGTCGATCCAAATCAGATGTCTCTGCGCTGATGAACGGTCAGCATGCTGACTTATGTGTTACGGATCCGCCTTATAATGTCAACTACGAGGGCGGTACTGAAGATGAACTTACGATCCAAAACGACTCGATGGAAAATGATTTGTTTGCCACCTTCCTCAAGCAAGTGTTCTCCATCATGTTTACCATTCTCAAGCCTGGCGGCTCTTATTATATTTTCCATGCCGACAGTGAAGGGGAGAACTTCCGTGCCTCTCTCCGGAAAGCAGGTCTCAAAATAGCCCAATGCTGCATCTGGGTAAAGAATACGATGGTCATGGGACGCCAGGACTACCAATGGCAGCACGAACCTTGCCTTTATGGCTGGAAACCTGGCGCCGGCCATCAATGGAACTCCGATCGTAAGCAGACCACTGTCTGGAACTTCGACAAACCACAACGCTCAAGCCTTCATCCCACCATGAAGCCTATTGCTCTCATGGCATATCCGATATCCAATTCAAGCACTCCCGGCCAGATAGTAGTTGATCTCTTCTCCGGATCCGGATCAACCCTCATGGCCTGTCAACAAATCGACCGTATCTGTCATGCGATGGAAATAGATCCGCGTTATGTCACAGCCACAATCCACCGATATCGTGCCATGTTCCAGGAACAACCCATCCGACTGATCCGGAATGGGGAAATCCTCTCAGCAGAAGAAACCAAATCCCTGTTAACATGAAAAAAGAACTCACCCCAACCTCCGATGTAGATAAGGCAACCCTTATCGGTGACGAGTATGTATCTCAAGTGCGCACCTTCGGCGCACTGGGATACACTCCCCATCGCATTTGCTCTCTTCTCGGTCTCCGTGGCAAAGAGAAGATAGCTCTAACCATCCGCCTTGCCATGCCCGGTGATGTTTACAACGATGCCTACCGCAACGGATGTGCTCTTGGCGAGTACAACATAGATGCTGAGCTCGCTAAGAAAGCCGAAGCTGGAGACGTGACAGCCATTGAAACACTTGAAACTCGGAAGAAAGAACGTACTGTTAAAGACCTTAGAAATCAACTCTTTGGAATATGAATAAACTCGACACTCTTGATAAGATACATCCGGACCTAATATCCGCTTTCCTTACCACTGGAAAGTGTGATGGAATTGCGCCCGACGTACAAATCTTTTTGAAGCAGCTTCAATGGGCTGCCGAAATCTATGAGTACGAACGTAACATAACACGTGCAGCAAAGCAGCTACGTCAACGTATCAATGCACAACAGCAGATAAACATTGACGAACGCACCTGCAAAGCTCGTATCTATGCTGCAATAAATTACTTCAGCATTGATAACAATGTATCTATCAAAGTATGGGAGTCAAATTATGCCGACAAATATGAAGACTTAGCCAAGCTTTGTGCTGCAGCTGAAGACTATAAAACAATGGGCAAGTGTTACTCCGCCGCCCTGGAGTGCCGTCGTCGTGCTTCCGAAATAGCTGAAGCTGATCGTGATTTAGGTATTGTTTTTCTTATCTCTCCAGAACTCAGTTCTGAAGACCTTGGATACAGCAAGGCCTCATTAAAAGAAATTGCAGCCAAGCATAACAAAGGTTTTTATCTCAATCTCATCGACAGCCTTCCTATTGAAAAAGTAGAGAAAAAACGTCTCCTTCGTGATGCTGATATCCAGGAGGCAGAATACGAAGAACTAAATGAGGAATAATATGGGAATAGAACTGTATAGCCAATCTTCAAGCTCTCTCTCATCTCCAGAGACAACCTTCGATGCGACAACGAGCTTCGAATCCTACTACATGAACCAGATGCAAATCTTGGCTAATGTAATCGATCCGAATAATCTATATGCTGAAGTTGCACGTGCCGGTGGTAAGACAGAAGGTATTACCGGTCCCCGCATTATTCGTGTGGCCAATGATATGCCCGGTGAACTTTCCTTCCTGGTACATAAGACCTACGTCGCTCTCATGACTAATGTTTGGCCCAACCTACAGGCATATTTCTCCAAAGAAGTTACCGTTGGCGGAAAGGTACGCTCCATGCTTGAATACGGCATCGATTATGTAGTCGGTGAAGCCAAACTCCCTTCACACTTCCGCCGTCCCCGATATCCGATATCGTACCCCAAGCACAGCGTTGTTTTCCGTGATGGCCACCACATCCAATTAGTAAGTTCCGATCAACCGGAATCAGTCGCAGGCCGATCGGCTGTTCATGCAATCATCGAAGAAATGAAGCACAACAAAGGTGAAAAACTGAAAACACGCTTGTTCCCTTCACTTCGCGGATCCAGTGCTGAAATCCGCCGCTCAACATATTACCAAGGTATCACCGGTGTATCTGATACCGCTCGCGTTGACTTGGGAGAGGACGATTGGTTTGAAGAATATGAGAAACACATGGACCATAAACTGCTTGAAGAAATAGCTACTGTTGCTCTTCATGTAAATGCCGCTATCTATCAGAAATACAGATTAATAAATTCACAGCGTGAGACAACCAATCCTGTTACTCTTGAGCACATCCGTCTCGAAATCATAAAGCAAGACCGCATCATTGCACTTTGGAAACCACGCCTGGCCGACATGCGTCGAAATGCAACTCTTTACATTCGTGCCAGTTCTTTCTGCAACAAGGATATTCTTGGTCCTAAATTCTTCAAAACCCAGCTCGAAACCCTCGATATGGATGAGTTCCTTACTTCTATTTGTGCCATCCGTCACAAAGAAGTAATTAACAAATTCTTTGCTAACTACAACAAAGAAAAACATCAGTTCGCCGATAGCTATATTTACGAGTCCATCCTGAAACTTGACCTCCGGGAACACTTCATCCTCACGGCTCGTTACCTGAAGTATTACAGTAAGCACGATGAACTTCTCGTTGGCTATGATCCCGGCCACTTTTCTTCCTTGACTGTTGCCCAGGAAAAAAACTATGGTCGCCAGCTCCGGATCCTAAAAGAGTTCTATTGCTGTTATCCAGATGAACAACCGGAACTCGCCCGCCAGTTCTATGAGTTCTTTGGTCCGGACTCCATAAACAAACGCATTATTCTATATCCCGACCGTGCCGGTAACAAACGTCGTGAAGAACTGGAGCAAATCACCACTGACAGCCGGGCACTAAAGCGTGAGCTTGAAAGTTATGGCTTCGAGGTTGAACTAATGAACGAGGGCCAGTCTACAATTTACTATTGGCAACAATTCAAACTGTTGCTACTTATTTTTGGTGGCCGCAGTAATGCCCTGCCGGAAATCTTGATAGATGAAAACGAGTGCAAAAACCTTTGCAGCTCTATCATGCTGTCACCACTGAAGAAAACAGAGGGCCGCATAGAGCTTGATAAATCATCAGAAAAGAAAGTACCGTTAAAGAACCAGGCCGGACTAACAACACAGCTTCCCAGCTCCTTAATTTACCTTCTTTTTGGCCGCTATGGAAACAAAGTGCAAAGCGAATTATCATCAATGCCGGATAATTTACCCGATAACTTTGCTATATAGTAGTTCTTTTTCACCCTAAAAATATATCAGTAAAAGTATAATAATGGGACTGTTTGACATCCGAATAATATCTAATACTTTGGGAAATAGCCCTTTGCTTTTGAAAACTTAAAACGTATTTTTCTTGCAAGGCGCATACCTGCACGCACCGCTGAGTTTTCACTTTGCCGCTCACCCCCTCCCGAAAATTCCGAAAATATGACAAACCCCGGGTGCGTCCTTTTGGCGCACCCCGAAACCCACTACTTTCGGGCATGGAAATGACGATGACAGGTATTCAGGCGATGCAATGGGCTAAAGAGATCTCGAAGCTCCCTAATGGATGCTTCACCATTGCCTTCTTCCCATGCTCAAGGCATAGAGGGGAGGCAATACCTAATCTAACGGTTAAGGAAGGATGCAAATGGCGCACCCAACTTCCGGAAGAACGGTTCAGCATTGATAGTGATAACTTCTTCCTCTTCAGTGATGCAGATGGTGAGCCAAAGATGTGCTATCGCATACTAATCCGGTATATGGGCTTTCCACAAGATGGTTTCAAACTTCATAAAATAGATTGGCTATGAATAAAAGCAACCTTAAAATGGTAGGCAACTATGGTTGCTATCTTGACGACGATAATGTGATATCGTTTCAAATCGGTGATACACCGCTCTCGTCAGTGCTGGATCCTGATCCTATGTTTCCGGTACTTAATAATAGTAACTTTCCGGATATACAATGGCAGAGTATCCAGGGATTTCAAGTCTGCAGTCGTGGCTTCAACAATCTGAAGTGCGAAGAGATCGCCTCAGATATCAAGAAGAATCGACTACTTCCTCGCTTGATAACCAAGCAGGTTAATATGTTGTATGGGCATGGGCTTAGCGTGTACAAGCCTACGATTGTCGATGGCAAATTGCAGAAAGAATGGGTTGATTGCCCTACTGTCACCGATTGGCTTAATAGCTGGAAGGATCGTGGTCTCGAATCGGATCATAAAGAGGTTGCCAAATCTATCATTAAGAACTACTACTATTTCCGTGATTTCTTTGTAAAATGGCGATTTACAATAGGGAAGGGTAGAGGAGTACTCCCTGTTGCCGGTCTTGAAATAATGGAAAATAAGCATTGCCGGCTGGCGACAACAAAGAAGGATGTTGCCACCGATGTAGTCTATTATAAGGATTTCCGGCATATAGCGGTAGGGAGATGGGGCTACGGAACTTCAACTTTCCGTATCTATCCTAAATTCAATCCGTCAGAGGTCGGTAATTACAAGTTTGCGGCGATATCACACCATCGTGAAAAATCCGTTGATGAGTTCTACGGGGTGAATGAAACACATGCCGGAACGAAATCGTATATCAAAGGCTCCAATGATACCGCCGATTATATAAACTCGTTCCTCCGCAACTCTCTGGCCGCTAAAATTCATATAATTATCCCTAATGCCTGGCTTGAGTCGAAACGTATCCAAATCACCAAGCTCTGTGATGAGAATAAGCGACGCAGAAAAAACAATGAGGAACTTTTAAAATATAATGATATTGAGATTGGTACAGAATTCAAAGAATCGACGTTAATCAAATATTTGCAGTCGGAACTCCGCAAAATATCCCGCTATCTTTCTGGAGCGGATAACCAGGGAAAAGCCTATGCAACTATCAGCTTTAAAAATAGCCAAGGTGAGGAAGAACGTTGGAAAATAGAAACTGTCGATTTGAAATATAAAGAATATATCGACGCCCTGATATCCTACGATAAACGTGCCGATGAAGTCTTACTCTCCAGTGTGGGCCTTGATTCTTCAATTTCGAGCGTCAGCAAAGATGGAGTTATTTCCAAATCGGGTGCTGATGCATACTACAACTATCTGATCTACATTATGTCGCTCACCTCTGAAGACGAAATTTGTACGGAGCCATTTAACCAGGCTCTGCAGATAAACTTTCCCGATTTATACAGTCAGGGATATCGCCTTGGCTTCTATCGTGAAGTTCCGGCCCGCCAAGAAGAAGTATCACCCAAAGATAGACTTAATAAGCAACAGTCATGACAATATTACAAGAACTATTTCCTACCATCGCGGAGTTTCGCAAATACGCTCCGTATGCCGAAAGTAATATAACTTTCGATCAGCTCAACTCATCAGCAGTTTCAGCCAAAAAGATGATGATTATTATACTAACGAAAGATGTCTATTCTGAAATTGTGAAGGTTGATGGAGAGCTAAAGGAGGCCTTATGTATGGCTATGGCCAATTTGACAATGGCAAAGCAACTCATATTCGATATCGTTTCTAAGCGCAAAAATGATGTCGACATCTACAAGCATGAGCAGGAAACCATGCGTCGCTCATTTATTGAAAACTACTTCAATGCGATGGATACAGTAATCCAGTTGCTCGATACTGAAGATAAATTCCCTTCCTGGAAAGAAACCCGCTACAAGAAACTTCTTGATGGACTTAGAATTCAAAGCACCGAAGATTTCGATATGCTATACTCCATCGACCTCTCTTATCTCTTTTTCTTCCGGACAATACCTATTCAGAAAGAAGCTCTGGACGATGGCCTATCCGCCTACTTTGAACGAGCAGAAGGTAAAGAGGATGTATTGCGGATGCTTCATCGATGCCTGGCAAAACAAACCATTGCCATTGCACTCCGACGTTTTGATATCATTGAGTTTCCGCCTACGATCAGGAGCCTGTTCGATGATTCCAAAGCAAGTCGATCCGGAAAAGATGAGCAGGAACGCATGCTTGCTTTATCCGCTTCATTAATGGATGAAGTGAAACAGGAATTAGCCAATATCGACCTGATACTCACTTCGGATTCTTCCGGATCCGTTGATACTAACACTTCTTTTAACCGTCCTGATGACATAATATTAGTGATGCCATGCTAAATCCTACCATTGACTTTATGGCGAAAGGAGTTCAATATAGCATTCCTAATACCTGGGAAAGCCTTACTCCATATCTTTTCCGATCACTGATCCATGATATATCCTTGATGGCCCAAGGCAAACTCTCGATTGCTATGGTCCGCGTGAACTATGTGTGTCGTGTTATGGGGTGGCAACTCAAAAAAATAAAGGACTCTGATGGACTGGCTAACTTAACCTGGCTGGCCGAGCAAGTAACATTTCCATTCACAATTGTCTATCCGAATAACGATGCTGCTCTTCAGGATCTCGATCCTGAAACACGAAAGTTATGTAAGCGCATTCCTCCACACCGCCTAACAGGCATTACCATTGCCAGATATCTGAGTAAGCAGCCTTATAACTATGCTGTTGACTCATGCTTTTGTAAACAGCAGATCCCGGCAATTCGCATCGATGACGACGAGCTGTATTCAGCCTATAATATAGACACCTCGTTCAACCGGCTCACTTGCTCTTTGACAGCTCTTCAGTTTATCGAGGCTCGCTCCCTAATCGGCGGATCACTGGATCAACTTCCACTTCTGGCCGCTATCCTTTACTATCCGGAGCAGTACTCTTCTGATGGAGCTCATGCCCTTGCACACAAGTTTGTAAATCTGCCGACGGATGAGTTGACGGCTATCGCCTTTAACTTTCAGGCATTCGTTAATTATCTATTTACCAAAACCGAATTCAAGTTACTTACAGAGGCTAAGAATACCAAAGAGTCTGCCATTTCTACCGGTGCTCTTGAGTCTCTGTATAACTTGAGTTCTGATGGTCTTGGCGACGTTTATACCGTCGAGCGAATGAATATTCTCCAATACTTGACCATTCTTCGTAAGAAACTCATTGATACCGTCCGAAGCCTTCACTCAGCTAAGATGGAAAAGATAGACATTGCGAATGAAACCGGCTTACCCATTTACATAATAAATGATATACTATGATTCTGAAATTATTAAAGTACTTCGCTCAATACCCTCAGAAAGAAGGGGTGATCTCCATGTTTAGCAATGGGGCAAGCCAGTTCCCACAGTACTCCGCTCTGCTTGAGTACGTGAAAGGACTTCCGGCACCGTTCATGCCAGCACTTGAGAATCTTGTTTTCGGCCAATCATACGATGATGTAAAAAGGCGTGTGAATGATATCACGGGTAATTATCTCTTCATTGATTTTGGAGAATTCTCCTCGTCCCGGGATTCCCGAAACTCCATTTTAGACCAACAGAAGCTGGCGGCTACTATCGCCATGAAGCTTACCGACTCAGCCGATATGATCGAAGTCGCCATTGCCTCGGATATCACCTTATCCCTTCTTGCTTCTCTCCGGAAGAAACTCATCCTGGACTCTCGTGCGGAAAATTGCCCTTGGCTGGATAAAATATCCGATAATCACGATATCGTTCCTTTTGTTTCTCCGGAGTTTAAATCCATAGGCTGGACACTCATGTTCAGTTCCTCTGCAGCTGATCTTTTCGATACTAAATCGTCCTTTAGAGAATAGTAAATCCCCGATATCTTAGCAAGAAAATGAAAGCAATGAAAAAACTCACGGTACAATTAGCTGTCGCTGTCTTCCTTACAGTTTCAGGTATGGTACTTATTTTTAGTGGTTTCTGGGTTTCACCTCGAGGTGAGATACACAATTCGGTATTGGTAGCTTTTGGAGAGGTCAGCACATTCGCTGGAGCACTCTTTGGAGTTGATTACCGATACCAGGTACGAATCTTTAAGAAAAAGGAGGTAAAAGATGAAAATCCTACTTGACAATGGACATGGAGAGAATACAGCAGGTAAACGTTCACCACTTTGGCCAGATGGTAGCCAATTATTTGAATGGGCCTATACTCGTGAAATAACGAGTAGAATATTTTCAGAACTTACAAAACTCGGAATTGACTCAGAACTAATTGTTCGAGAATCCATCGATGTACCTATTCGCGAGCGAGCTCGACGCGTGAATAGTATTTGTAAGAAAGTTGGTATTCGTGATTGTTTTCTAATATCTATTCACTGTAATGCCTTCAATGGTAAAGCCCGTGGCTGGGAAGTTCACACTTATCTTGGTAAGTCCAAATCCGATGAATATGCTACTATTTTCTGGAATACGGCTCACGATATCCTGAAGGATATTACTCCAATGCGTGCAGACTTTTCCGATGATGATCCGGATTGGGACACTAACCTTGGTATCCTTCGTGAAACTTTATGTCCGGCCATTCTTACTGAAAATCTTTTCATGGATAATCAGGAAGATTGTCGGTTTCTTCTTTCTCCTGAAGGTAAAAAGGCTATTACTGAAATTCACGTACAATCCATTCTTAAGATAGTGTTATCATGAATTTTGTTCATAATATATTGATTGTGTTGTTTATCTTACTCCTGATCGTGGGCTGTCGAAGTTCGCGATCAGGAACCTCACATTCCGATGTCCAAACTACCCACCTCAAAGAAACCCGGAAAGATTCCATAGACTTCAATGCAAAGTTTGCCCGCTACCTGCATGAGCAAGAATCTAACCTCGCCGTCCGGATCGTGGAGTACTTCCCTCCGGAAACTGGTGACACTGCCTCACATGGTCCGGTCAAATCTGTAACCGATATCGATCTATCTTCCAAAAGCAAGTCCGATTCCACAATCAGTCAGAAACAGTTTATCGCCAGTTCCGATACCACCTCGGAGCAATCTCATGAAATAGTAAAGGCAGAAACGACCTATCAAGTGAAAGTCCAGTCTTGGTACGAGCCCTTCATTCCCTACCTTGTTTTAATCCTCCTGGCTACCATTATTTATTACTTCCGTCGCAAAAACTAATCACTTTTTAGCTCAAGCTAAACAAAGCTAAGTAGCTGATAATAAAGAGGATATTACTACGTTGTGTGCGTTAATAGTGTTACCTTAGCTGTACAATAATAAAGGTAAATCATTATGAACGAACAAGTTATAAACATTCTCAATCAGAACATAACGAAGACAGCGAAAATACAACAGCTCCTTCTTTTAGGTTTAACCCGCCGCCAGGTAGCCGACTTGGTAACCAACGGAAACTACGGTTTCGTGCAAAACGTTTACAAAAAAATGCTTGAGGCAGGCACTTTTAACCATCAACCTGCAGCTGCAATTCTTTCTGAAATAGACTACACTTTTAACCGCCGCTTCGGCATCGAGATTGAAGCCTATAACTGCGATAAACATCACCTCGCCTGCGAGTTTCGCGAGGCCGGAATCAACGTAGTAGTTGAGGGTTACAACCATGACACGCGCGACCATTGGAAGCTTGTAACAGACGCCAGCCTTAGCGGAAACAACACTTTCGAGTTGGTAAGCCCGATACTGCAAGGAGAGGCCGGACTACAGGAGTTACAAAAAGTTTGCTGGGTACTTGAGTATTGCAATGTAAAAGTGAATAACAGCTGCGGCCTACACATCCACATGGACGCTGCAGACTTTACCATCGAGACTTGGCGCAACTTGGCAATAACCTACCGCCGCCTCGAGCCGGTAATCGACGGATTTATGCCGAGCAACCGCCGCAATAATATCTACTGCAAAACTCTTTCCAATATATCTGA